CAGGCTCTAGCTGATCTGTACGACGACTGCGATCCTCGTGAGTTCCTGCTCACGGTCGCCGGACTCGTCAGCCACAACGTCGAGCCGTCGTGGCCCGTGGCCGAGGCCGCCGCACGGCTCGTGCGACACGCTTCGGACCTGGTCGTGATGCCGGCCCAAGAGCTGGACCCGGTCCTGCGCAACACGGCAGACAGGGGGCTCGACAAGGGGCTGCGGATTATCGCCGGCGCGATCGACCAACTTCGCCGGCCGGTCGCCGTGGCCGACCTCTAAAATCCCCGACACGAGGGGGATGATTCCGAATCGACGAAAATTCTCAAGTCCTTGTCGCTACAGGACTTGCGACACGACTTTGCGATTCCGAAAAGAATTTTCTGCTGACCCCCTGTACTTGTTTTCGATAACGAGCAATAATCTGTCGCAGTGGTTGGGTTGATTCAGAACACGAACAAGGAGCACGAACATGGAACGCATCGAAAAGCTTCAGGCCGAAGTCGCCGCCCTCGAAGCCCGCTATGCTGCCGAAACCAACCTCGAGCGTCGCGAAGCGATCGGATCGAACCTCGACGCTTGGTACTCCATGCTCAAGTGGGCCAAGGTCGACTACGCCGAACAGCAGCGGCGCCACCGCTAACCGCCAACGCCTCCCCGCGACGTCCGCGGGGAGGCTGCCTTCCTCGAACTCAGGAGCACGAACATGACGATCATCCCAAGCGTCGAATTCCGCATGCACGAAGACCTGCCATGGGTAGTCTACGCGAACGGAGAGGACCCGGACATTCTCGGCCGGTTCGCGTCGGGCGAAGACGTTCGGTCGTTCCTGTACGACCACAGCCGATTCGACGCGGACGATCGCGTCCTGCTGCGGGACGCGGACGGCAATGGTGCGGACGCCGCGATTCCTCTGGAGTGGCTCGGAGATGGCGAACCGCTTGTCATGAGTCGCCGCGTGCTGGAGATCGGCCGCTAACCCCACCCCCGCCTCCCCGCGACGTCCGCGGGGAGGCTTCCTCTGACGAACCTCAGGAGCACGAACCACATGAAGACCGTCATCAAGCTTGCACTGTCGGAACTCCGCCGCCAGCGTCGCGAAGGCGGCGGCGCGGCGTATCGCGTCGGTAACTGCACCCTGTTCGGGTGCCAGGGTGCAGTCGTTCTGTGCGAGTCGGGTCACAATTATCCGCACGCCGTCCTCACCTCTTTGGAGGGACTCCGGGAGTTCGCTCAACGTGCGGCGCACGTCGAGCGGCTTGCTATTCGCTAACCCCACCCGCCTCCCCCGATTCCGATTCAGGAGCACGACATGGAGATTCTCTCGATCCACGACGTTCTGAGCGCGGACGTTCCGCAGCTCGGTTACTGCATCGCGGCCGAGGCCCATGGACTTGGCCAGTGCCGATGCAATTCGCACCCGCCGGTGTGGCGGCGAGACGGTGAGGCGCTGACGCAAGAAGATTGGTCTCGGTGGTATGCCGCGATCGACCGATACGACGCGCTGTCCGCGAGTTGGCTGTGGGCCTCGAACTAGGAGCAAGATCATGGAAATCCTCGACACCACCGATCGGCTGGGGTTCGTTCGCCCCTCCTTCGTTCTGACGAAGGTCGCCGAAGATGCGGCGGTTGCGGGACTGCTCGAAGACTTCGACGGCTGGCCCCGGCTTACGTCGCTCGGCTGGGCGTGCAAGAACACGATTTCCCCCGTCGCGTTTTTCGACGCGTTTCCCGGCGAACTGACCGAGAGGTTCGCCGTGGCTCTCGACAGCCACGAGCCGATCGCGGTCGAAGAGTGGCAGGACGCGACGATCGGCGGGTACCAGTTTGCCCGGGCCTTCCTCCTGGGCGGCACGACCACCGCCCCGTGTTGCTTGGACTGATTACACGAACCTCAGGAGCACGAACCATGACCGCAACCGAAGCTGCCCGCGTCACGGGCCTGTCGTCAGCCACGATCCGCGCAGCGTGCCGGCAGGGCCGGCTGCCAGCGACGCTGGCGGGCAAGACCTGGGTCTTCGAGCCCGCGGCTCTGTCCGCGTGGCTCGCTCGCCGGGCCGAAACTTCGCCCTTCGGCCGCCGTGGCCGACCGCTAAAATCCCCGACGCGAGGGGGATGAGAAAATTCTTAAGTCCTTGCCGCAATGGGACTTGCGACACGACTTTTCGATTCAGAAAAGATTTTTCTCACGACCCCCTGGACTTTCTGTCGATATCGAGCAATAATCATCGCGTTGGTTGGGTGCAAACGAAACACGAACACAAGGAGCAAGACATGAAGACGACCAGCAAGCTGACCGTGTGGGCACCGCGAACGCCAGGCGCAGAGCCAACAGTCGTCGGCGTCGGCGAAACGATGGCCGATGCGCGGCTGGTCGCCCGCCGCTTCGCCCATCGGCGGGATCTGCGGCACCACGACGTTGTGATTCGCCGCGACGACAAGATCGTAGAGAAGTGCGGGCCATGCAGGTAGCACACCCCCACCGCCTCCCCGCGACGTCCGCGGGGAGGCTTCTCGAACCTAAGGAGCACGAACATGACGACGACGACACGATTTGACGGCGGGTCGATTTCAATCGACCCGCCGTGCCCGATGGGCGACACGGTGTATCCAGACCCGACCGCCCGCGTCCAGTTCGACGACGGCCGGCGGATCGCCATCTGGCGCGAGCGATTCGGGACCTACCTGTCCCGGGCCGAGTGCATCGCGGAGGCGCTGGCCACCGCGACCTACCGGTTCGCGTGGGTCGATGCGACCCACGCCAGGCTCACGGCCACCGACGGAGGAAGCGTCGTATTGCCGATCGGCCTCGCGCTGCAAGCGGCGCCGCAGCAAGTCGTCACCGCTCTCGCGGTGATCGACAGGACATCCGGTGAGTGGAACCTGCGGGGCACGATCACGCTGCTCGACAAGAGTGGCAGTTGCGTGGCCCGCGTCGACGCGGGCAAGGTCGAGTCGTGGAGGCGCTAACCGCCTCCCGCCTCCCCGCGACGTCCGCGGCGGGGAGGCTTTCTCTCTTGAACTGGAGCACAACATGACCCGTTCCGACGCCCTCGTTCGCGGCCTGCTGCGGCTCGGCTACGCCGAGCACAAATGCCGGTCGAGCAAATACCGCGAGTTTCGCAAGTCCAGCCGACGCTACCTGGTCGGCGATCGCGGTGCCCTCCGGGTCGCCGACGCCGGCGACCCGATCACGAAATCCGTCAGCGTGTCCAATACCACCATCACGAGGGTGATCGCTGCCCTCGGTGAATTGGGGCCGGAGGGGGACAACATGACCCCCAAGCAGGCGAGGGCGTGGATCCTCGAACGGAGCATTGGCCAACCGTGGCTCGCCAGGCGGCCATAAACGCCCTGGTAGAGGGCCCCGCGCTCGATATGCAGCGGGGTTGCGGCTCACCTGCGAGAGTGGTGATAGGCCGGCCACCGAATTGGCCAACAGGCCACCCCGCGAAATGCGGGGTGGCTTTTCCCCTCTCTTTAGGAGCACGACCATGGCACTCGATCGTTTTTTTGCGGCCGCTTCGCCCGCGACCCTCGCTTCGTTGATCGTTGATATTCAGGAGGCCGGTACGGGCGGCGACCTCACGCTGGAGCGGCAGGCCCGCGAAGTCCTCGTCGCCAACGTCGGCGAGGACGAGGCCGAGGAATGGATCTCCGTGGCCAGCCGTCTGGCCGCCGTCAAGGACAAGATCGCCGACCTGGAGCTGCGAGCTGAGATGGCCGCGGCGATGGGTGACTGAGCCACGCCGCCCAAGTCCGATCCGATTGAAGCCCCGCCTTTTGGCGGGGCTTTTTCGTTGCGTCAGGAGGGCTACTAAGCTCGCAAACGATCGGATAGAATCGCGACACGGGGTCGGCAGGACGCCGATTGAAGCCAACCGCATCAAGCCCGCACGTAATTGCCTGCGACTCGGCATCAGGGACGGATCGAGCCGACAGCAGGCGTAGTGCGACCGGCATAATCGCCGCTCTGCAATAGGGGAGCCGTTGACCGGGATCGCTTCACGCTGCCAACTGGCGGCGGCCCGTCTTGCACAAACACAGCCCCGCCTTTGGCGGGGCTTTTTTGTTGCGTCAGGAGGGCTACTAATAGCTAACCGGATTTTCCAGCTTGCGTAGGCTTCGCCTCCCGCTATTCTGGCGGGCATGACCCCCGAAGAACGACAAGCCCGGGTCGACGAAGTCGCGAACTCCGTGAAGTCCGCGGCCCGTGATGGCCAATCCGTCACACAGCAGGACCTAGATGCCCTGTTGGAGTGGCAGCGTCGCCAAGTAGCGGCCGAGGCCGCCGAAGCATCTTCGCCAGGCATCCGCCTCTTCCAACTAGTTCCGGGGGGGTGCGGATGACCATGCTCGCCCCCACCTCTGTGCGGTCCCGGCTCGTCGATCAGTACGGCCGTGCGTTCGCGTCCCGTCTTTCGCCGCAGAGCCTCGGCGAACTGCTGCCGGCCCGGCAGGTTCGCGCCCGCTACGACGCTGCCCAGACGACCGACGAATTCCGCAACTACTGGGGGGCCGCCGACAGCCTGTCGGCGGATGCGGCCAACTCCCGCCCGGTCCGCGAGAAGCTGGTGGCTCGCTCCCGCTACGAGGTGGCAAACAACGGCTACGTGGACGGCATCGTCCAAACGTGGGCCACCGATTGCGTGGGCGTCGGCCCCCGCCTGCGGATGCAGACGTCATCCGACAACTTCAATCGGCTAGTGGAAAATACGTGGGACGCTTGGGCTCGCGCAACGCAATTCCGCCGCAAATTGTGGACGATGGCCCACTCCAAAGTAGTGGACGGCGAGGGGCTGATGCTTCTCGTGAACAACGAGGGCCTGCGGCACGATATCAAGCTGTTCCCGCTGCTGGTCGAGACCGAGCAGTGCCGCAGTCCGTGGCTTGCCACCGGCGAGACCGGGCGCGTCGACGGCATCGACTTCGACGACTTGGGCAACCCCTCACAATATTGGATCACGCCCGATCACCCGGGTGGCCCCTCTTGGGTGCAACGCGACCCCATTCCGGTGCCCGCCGAACGGGTGTTGCATTGGTTCACGATGCGCCGTCCGGGCCAGCATCGGGGAATCCCCGATCTGACTAGCACCCTCAACGTGGGAGCAGCAAGCCGCCGGTTTCGCGAGGCGACCGTCGCCGCAGCCGAGACCGCGGCCGATTTCGCTGCGGTGCTTGAGACCGATCAAGACCCCGAAATCCACCCGCCCGTCGCGCCGTTCACGAGCCAGGACATCCGCAAACGTGTGATGACGAGCCTCCCCTATCGGTGGAAGCTGAATCAACTCGCGGCGGAGCATCCGAACGCCTCCTACGCGGATTTTATCCGCCAGCAAATCAGCGAGTCGGCACGCCCCCTAAGTATGCCCTACAATAAGGCGGCCTGCGACTCCAGCACGTATAACTACTCGTCGGGCAGGCTCGATCATCAAACCTACTACGCCTCGCTCGACGTCGCTCGAGCGGATGCCACGGACGTTGTCCTGCAGCCGCTCTTCGATCTGTGGGTTCGCGAAGCGGCCCTCGCGTTTGGTTGGTTCCAGGGCGAGCCGCTGAACCGAACGCCACCACACCTCTGGGACTGGCCGCCGCACCCAACGGCGGACGCCGTTTCGGAGGCAACCGCGAATGACAAGCGGCTCCGCAACGGTACGCTCACCCTCCGTTCGATGTACGCCCAGCAGGGGCTCGACTTCGACGACGAGATCGAGACGCTTGCCACCGATTACAGTGTCACACCCGACGAAATGCGGGCCATCCTGCGGACGGCGATCTTCAACGATCGCTCGCAGCAGTCCAATCAACAGCAAGCCGATCAGCAGGCTAGCCAGTCCCAACGAGAGGGGGACGCCACATGAAGTCAATCGTCCTGGCCGCCGAGTCGGCCGTCACAATCAACGCTGCCGCGGCACCCGCCGAAGGCGAACAGCCGAAGCAGCCGACGTTCGACGTCCTGGCCTACACCGGCGGGGCATTGCGTGTCGGCGGTTGGGGGGACCCGGTCGTGATCGACCTCAAGGGTCTCAAAGCCGCAAACTCGGTCAAAGCGAACCTCGATCACGATTCGACCAAGCGGGTGGGGCACGTCGACAAGATCGAGAACAGCAAGCAGGACCTACGTTTGGCGGGGACGGTGTCCGCCGCGAATGTGCACGCCAGCGAGGTAGTCGAATCCTCCAAAAGTGGATACCCCTGGCAGGCGTCCGTCGAAGTCCAGCCGGAGCGAGTTGAACAAGTCGCGGCCGGCGTCAGCGTGAACGTGAACGGGCAGGAACTGGCCGGCCCGCTGTCGGTGGTGCGTAAAGGGAAACTTCTGGGCTTCGCGTTCGTCAGCCACGGGGCCGACGATAACACGATCGCCCGCATTGCGGCATCAGCCGCGAAGAAAGAGGGAGACATGAAGCCGGAACTGGTCGAATTCGTGCGCGGGCTGGGTGTGGATCCCGATACCGTGGAGGCGTCGGCCATTCCCCGCTGGGAGTCCCTCCTGGCGGCAGAGAACGCCACCCGGAAGAAGCCCGACGTGGCCAGCAAGACGCTCGACGACATCCTCGCCGCCCAACGTGCCGAGCGGGATCGCGTCACCGCGATCAACGACATGACCGCGCGGATCATCGCCGAACGGCCGCAGGACTTGGAAGCCGTCGAAGCCCTGGCTCGCCACGCGATCGAGGCGAAGATGGACGTCCGGGAGTACGAACTGCAACTCCTGCGAGCGACCCGCGATCAGGCCGGTGCCTTCCGCCCGCGAGTGGGGAACCGAGGGGCCCAAGTGACGAACGAACTGCTCGAAGCCGCGATCTGTCTGGCAGGCAACCTCGAGAAGCCGGAGACGCGGTTCAAGCCCGAACTGCTCGAAGCAGCGCACAAGATGTATCCGCGGGGCATCAGCCTCGGACAGGTCCTCCTAACGTGCGCTCGGGCGAACGGATACGACACGACCCACACGAATAGGGTGGATCTGGGTGTCTTGCAGGCGGCCTTCGATAAGGGTCGGCCAGTCCACGCACAAGGGTGGTCGACGCTCTCGATTCCCGGCATCTTGTCGAACACGGCGAACAAGTTCCTCGTCGAGGGGTGGAACGCCGTTGACAGCACGTGGCGGGCGATCTCCGCCATCCGATCGGTGAACGACTTCAAGACCCAGACGAGCTATGCTCTGACGGGGGGCTTCGACTACGCTCAGGTCGGACCCGGCGGTGAATTGCCGCATGCCACCGTTGG